TGATAATATACTTAGTTAAGGAGCAATATGTCTGATTCTGAAGATGATTTTATTGTTGATGATATTATTGGAAATAAAAAAAATAAACCTAAAAAAAAAGTTAATGGAAAAACAAAGGGAAGTAGGGTAGAGAGAGAACTCAGTAAAATCTTAAATAAGAGATTTAATTGTGAAGATTTCTCAAGATCTATTGGTTCTGGAAATAGGTGGGGTCAAGTAAATCACCTTCCAAAACACGCTAGAGATGTATTTTCTGGAGACCTTATTGTTCCAGAAAATTTTAAATTTTGTTTAGAATCAAAAGGTGGATATGATGGAATTGATCTTAATTCCGTTTTTATTCGTGGTAACAGTGAGCTTGATGAATTTCTTGATCAAGTTACAAAAGACGCACAAAGATGCAATAGAAAGCCAATGTTGTGCTGGAAAAGGACAAGGAAGCCATGGCTTGTATTTGTAAAAGCCACAGATGTTAAAGATTTTAATTTTAAATATACTTTAAACTATCAAGATTGGATTGGCATAGCACTAGATAACTTATTGGAACTTGATGATTCTTTTTTTATCTAGGTGAAAAAATGAGCTTTTTAAATTCAATAATAAACGAAACAAAATTGATAATATCATTTAAAAATGAAAAAATTTACGATGATTCAATTGTTATTAGAATTGGAGAAGAACTTTTATCTCTAGTTGAAAACAATGATTGTTCTGAATATAAAATTGATTTTTCAAATGTGAAATATTTCTCAAGTTCTATGCTCGGAAAGCTTATAATTCTAAATAAAAAAATAAAAGAAAAAAAAGCAAAGCTAACTCTTTGTAAAGTGAAGCCAGACATTATGGAAATTTTTCACATAACAAGATTAGACAAATTTTTCCAATTTGAGTCTTAATCGTAATCTTTTAAATTATAGATTTTTTTACAATTTCTATCAATCCAATTTATTGTTCCATTTTCTGTCAAAAACCAATGCCATTTGTTTGGATTTTTTGTTAATATATTATCTCCAAATCCATCGGTAAGAACAAATATAGTTGGATGATTTATTTTTTTTTCACTTATTTGATTGCATACAAATTCTTCTAATATATTGAAACTTGTTCCGCCACCACCATATATTTTTTTTGACTCAAGGGTTGTCTCTTTGACAACAGTATCAAAGCAAAATAATCGTAGTTTAAACTTTCTTTTGCACAAAGAAGATGCTGCATTAAAGAATCTATCTTTAAGATTCCAACAACTGCCAGAAGTGTCTAAGAAAAAAAATACTTCTATTTTTTTTTCTTCAAAACCATGATGATACATTTCTATTTCGCTAGGGATAAAGAAATCACTGGCAACAGCTTGGTATCTTCTTGCAATTCTTGCCCATTGCTCGTGATCTGAATAAACCTCGTTTAAAATTTTTATTTCCCAATTTTTTATTACAGATTCCCACTTCTTTCTTTTTTTTATCTTGGTATCTTTCCAGAAAACCCAATTTTCACTTTTTGAACTTGTTTTATAAAAAAATTTAGCTATCTTTGATTCATTTCCTAAAAAGTTTTTGTTTACAAAATCTTTTATAGATTCTGTTTCTTCATTTGAAAGATCTGAAGAAAGCTTTTCTAATACTTCTTTCCATTCATTTTCTTCAATTTTACTATGATCATCTAGACATCCATTGTTTGCTTTGAATGCCATATTTGGTAAGCCATCACCATATTGTTTTTTAAATTGATTGAAATAAAATTCAAAGTATTGATTGTCGTCTAATTTTTTATCTGGGAATATAGTGTCTACCCAACACAAGCAATCAGATTCTTTAGTTTCTTCAATCCCTATTTCATTAAATGCATTATTTAAAGATTTGCTTATTTCTTTTCTATCAAATCCAAATGAATTTATTAAACTGTGATTTACAACTATGTCTAATGCCATATTCGCAGCGATTTTATTTTCAGATAATGTGTTTTTTGATCTTTTTCCATGATTTAATATTATGTGAAGCATTTCATGACAAATGACGAATAGTTTGCCATCCATGTCTAAACTAGACCAAAATTTATCGTTGAATTGAAATAAAATAAAATTTCCAAGTTTGTCAAAAGATACAGCAGCGGTATCAATCGAATCATTTAAAACTGGTTTTCCTATAGACCAAAGTTTATAGAATATGGCATGATGACACTCAAGTCTATTTGCTATTTCTAACCATTCGTCATGATCTACTTTCATCGCAACTCATTTATATAAGATTTTAGACATCTCTGGATTTTGAGTAAGATATTTTCTTATTTTTGTTATCATTTTCGTATCTGCTTTTGCATCTAAAATATCTTTGCATATCTCAGAAAATATTGGACTACTAATATTGTTAAAGATATATTTTGTTATTTTTTCATTTTGACTCATAAGAGAAATAATTTTCTCTTTATTCATCAATGGAACAAACCAATCTGTAAGGGTTTTACTTCCAACAATATATCTTATGGCAGATGAATAATTATTTTCATTTTGAAGCCATAATTTTGCTTCTTCTTTATTTTGATCTTTTAAAAAGTTTGCAAGTCTATCGCTAGTCGGACCATCTTTTAGTAATTGCAACAATTTAGAAACATTTGTTTCTTTTGGCAATATATCTCTTAAGTCGCCTCTCATAGAAAAGAAATTCAAAGCATACTCAAGTCTTCTTGGAGAAACTAAATTTTTACAATCTTCATCTAATTCATTCCACCAGCTTATAGAGCTATCAGCTATTGACTGTCCAAATTTGTTTCTGAAAAACTCAGCGTCTGGTCTATATTCAATTTTTCGTTGAACTTCAAATCTATCAAGTTGTGCCTTATCTAGTTTTTCTACATCATATGCATTTTCATCATCATCTGGATTTATCGCTGCCCAAATAATTTTTAAATTTGGAAATTTTTCTCCATTTATTGATTTGAATTGCAAAAGCTCCATAACAGCATTTCTTACTTTTTTTGGACTTCTATTAAATTCATCAAAAAATAAAGCTTCAATTTCTCCAGTGGCAAATTCTAGTGGCCTTATAAATTGCAAGTGACTTACTTGTTTTCCATTTATTACTGATGATGTTTCTTTGGGGATTCCAACAAAATCAGTCCATGGGTCCATGGTGGAAGCACTAAAGTACTTCCACTTTAAATTATTTCTTTCAAATGAATTTTTTATTATTGCGGTTTTTCCAACACCATGTTTTCCGACTAATAAAACATTTTGATTGGTTCGTATCCAAAAATCGCATTTATCATCAAATGACATAATATACTCCAGTTGATTTTGGAGTATATTACCATGATTTTTTAAATTTATAAATTGATTTATTCAAAAATTTGCAATTGATTTTTTTCAGAAACAAATGTGTTTTCTGCGTATTGCAATTCGAACCAAACATTGTAGATGCCAACATCATATTGGGTTGTGTCTATAAAATAGTATGCATACATTTTTTCACGATAATCCACAAGTTGCCGATCTATTACCAATCGTAAATCTTTTTCTTGAGGGACACAATCACCACAAGATTTTTCGATTGATACTCGTAAATCTGAGACTATGGCGAGATTTTCGTAGTATGATAATAAATCAGCACCTCGTGGAACATTAGGCGTTATTTGTATGACCAAATAACGCTTAGATCCCATGACAAGACGGTTTGGCCTAAAGCCAAAAGAAAAATCATAAACTGGAGGAATTGGGGATGTAAACCAAAGATCTGGATATATGTTGAACTTATTTGTTATATCTGTAGTTCCACACTCATTATCCTTGACCGTGACCGACCAAACATCAATATAGGTACCAGTTGTATATAAAGGTTCGGCAGCATTGACTTCAACAAGATACGAACCAGTAGATTCTAATATTACATCTTCTGAATTAATGGTTTGAATTAACATTCTTCCATCGGGATTGGAAGCTGTTATTTGATTAGCATCTAATAAATAAATGTTAATATTGTTGACTGATGTTAAATTAGCTCGATTATTGCTATTGTAAGAAAATAATCTTAATTTAATCGTATCGCCACAATTTGGATTTTGAAGTCTTTCTTTTGTTGCCATTTTTTATCTTCTCTTAGACGATGATCTTCGCTTCTCGGCTTCCATAGATTCGTTTTCTTTCTCTTTTTGTTCAATGTATCTAGTAACAAGCCATTGTCTTACATTTATCGGTATCGATAATGTTTTTTGCATATCCATATGCATATGATACATAAAGAAGAAAATTTCCTCTAGTAAATTTTTCCCCAGAGTTAGGCTAGGGTGTTCTTTTCCCTCTTCCTCCGGGGGAAGAAAAAATTTGATTCAAGTGGAAGATCAATAGAGAATTCAGCGGTGCAACTTGGACAATTGATTTCAATGTTTGTATCCACGCCAAAAGGAGGTTCATTGATTACACTACGAATATAGGATACATCGCTAATTGGCAAATTCTTTAAAAGTATTTGCAATTCTGATTTATCATTGATTCCATCAATGTCTTCCAGCAATTGTGCGGTTCGATGAGTCAAAGTATCATCTGATGCACTATCTCCAAATTGCTTCATCCTGCGTTCACGATACTCATTGATTTCTTGCTCATCTCTACCAGTTGACAATTTATAATGGAATTTCAACTTGGTGTTTGGAAGTACATCTTCAAGGATTGGGCCATACTCCACAGGACAATGATTCACATACAAAGAACTTAAATCGATGTTTGTGCCAAATTTTGATGAACACTCAGGGCATTTAACTTCAATGTCGTAACTTGTTGAATACGAAATACCACGAAGATACAAAAGCATATAAGTTCGATCAACAGTCAAAAAGTTTTCTACTTTAAAGTTTTCTTTAATACATTTTTGGAAAATCATATTAATGGCTTGTCCTTTGCGGACAAACCTTGGAGTAGCTAAAATTTGCTCTTCTTCTCCGGTCATTGGTCTCAAATTGATAATACCATCGGAAGGACCATTTGTGCCATCATAAAATTTGCCTTTAGACGGCAATAAGATTTCTTCGTATTGAGAGGTGGAACCCTTCAATCCTTCAAGAAGTTCTTTAAGATGTCCAGATTGATTTTGTGACACTTGTGTATGTCGTTGTGGTGCATTTGCGTTCGCATTTTCTCTATCTTTTATAGAACTAAAATTTTGATTTGGCTTTTGCAAAGAAGACTCTGGAGTTTGATGATTTTTTTCTGCTTGTTGGTTTATAGCTTGAATAAACTCTTGTGGAACATTACCAGTAATGTTTACTGGTGGTGGTGCTGAACCTTCTGCTCGTTGTGGTCTAAATGTATCGTCCGCCATTTTAATCTCCTAAATATTGCTAAATATAACCTTATTGTCTTAAAATAGTATCATGGAAATAAATATTCAAAATATTGAAAAAATAATTTTTTACGACAAAAAGATTTGGGAACATATCCCAGAGTTAAAAAATTTTTACAATCAATGGTGCTTGTCTCAAAAAGCATTAGGCATGAGAGATATTGGAAAAAGAGCAGTAATTAATTTCATGGAGCAACTAAATGACAATCATATAAGCAAATTAGAAAAATATTTTGGAGAAACGATATTAATTGATAAAATAGATCATAATATTTTAATTTGTATATCATTAGACAAAAGTGCTATTGAACAAACTCTTTGTAAGTATGATAATTACAAAGATTTCTTTATTACAAGAAACAAAAATCAAGTTTCTATTTGTCTTTGGAGATAAAAATGCAAGAATTTTTTATGTTTTTGATTTCAACAATTGGCATGTGTCACATCATTGTCGATAGTTCTTTACTTTCTGGATTTAGAGAAATATTTAAAAAATATTGTGATATGATTAAATTGCCTAAAATTGGCGAAATTGTTGAGTGCTATATGTGCTGTGGCACTTGGTGTGGTTTTTTTATGGGTTTTATCTGGATGGATAAGACTTATGATTTAGATTTCTTTTTGAAAATTTTTGCAAGTGGTTGTGCTGGTGGTTTTATTTCTAATTTTGCAGCCATGATTTTGAATTGGATTGAAGCAGCAACCATTGTAAACATGCCAGATAACAATTAAAAATGAAATATCAATACCAAGCTTATTGCCAGATGTGTCATTATAAAAAGCTTATAAATGACGAAAACATCCACGAACTATCAATAATGAAAAGTGTTGATTTTCAATCCAGCATTCCAAAGTATAATCCATTAACAAAAAAAACTGAATCTTCTCCTGAGAAAAAGGGGAAAAGTAAAATAAAATGTCCGAAGTGCGGAAGAATCATTTTTATAACGAGATACAATGAGCCAGACCAAGACAATAACATTAATTGATATAAAGCAAGCCCTTAAAGATTCTAGGTTTAGAGAATCATTGCCTTCTTCTTTAAATGAAGAGGTGCAAAAATACACAAGAAACCCTGGATGTGCTTGTAATCTTCCTTTATATAAAAAAATAATTACAGAATGTAAAGATCAAGTGAGAAATTATTTTCCCAACAAAGAAATTTCAAACATAACAGAAGAAATAAATAAACTTGCCGATAATAATTGGTCTGTAATAAATTGTTCTATTGATGAATTGGAATCTAAATTAAAAAAATTAAGCACTGGTAGAAAACAAATAGCCATAACAAGATATGAAGATCAAGTGACTGTAATTGTTAATGATTTGGATATCATTTATTGATCATATAATTTTTAGAATCATTAATCATTTGTTGACAACTTAACATCATTTTTTCTGGTGTTGCTTTATATTTATCTAACTGAAATGGCCACTCGTCATTTTTTAATCTTCTAGATCCTAATATTTTTGCATTTTCGTAAAAGTGATATGCCTTTTCATATCTATCTAACGAATAATAAATATCTCCCAATAAACACCAAAATTCTGCCATTAATGGTTTTTTAATTAAGCATTCTAATGCACATTTTATAGCATTTTGATAATCTTTTTTGACATAACAATAAACTATACCTAAATAATATTTTGTCATTACATGAGAAATTGAATGGTTTGTTTCTTTAAATAAAAAATGATTTGCCGTATTGATATAATCATCCCATTTATTTTGAGAAAGAAAAATACAACTTTTATAATAAATTGGTTCTAATGCTAATGGTAATTTTTCTTGCCACTTTTGTAGAATTTTTAAATTTAATTCTAAATCATTATAAGGGCTTGACTTTATATAAATATTTGAAAAACTAGCGTTGTATTTTACATTCTCATAAACTGGATTTTTAAAATGTAAATTTTTATTTACACTCCAAAGTCTTATCGGCTTTGTAATGATTTGATCTTGTATCAAATTTATTCTGTAACATCCTTCTCCATTGCAAATATCTGATATCTCTTCATGTCCTCTGACTATTATTTCATGTGATTCTAAAAATAAAACCCAATTAGTTTTTACAATATTTAAAAGATCATTTTTAGCTTTGCTGAAATCATTATCAAATCCGATATAATTTATGGCTTTTGTAAAATTATCAGCAATATCAAACGCTTTGCTGTTATTTGATGTTATTCCAACTAATATGTCACATTCAATATTGTTACAAGAACTCAGACATTCTTCAAGATTTTCAATATCATTGTGTACTGTTACCACTATTGTCAATTTTTTCATGGAATTTTGTCTTTAAAAGTAATCTTAAAGCTTCGGCTTCATTTTGTAAGTTATTTTTATTATAATGCATGTGAAGTTCATTGTAAAATCTAGGGATGTGTGGATTTTCAATAATTCCTAAAAATATATCGAGTAATTTCATGAATTTTGATTATGCACCTGTAAGAAATAAACCAAGTTTTGAAGCTCCATGGGAAGGAAATTGTCCAAAAAAGCCATGGGATTACCAAGTTTGTGCTGTAATACCAGTACTTGACACATACGAACAATTAAACATATGTGTGGAATTACTAAGGAGACAAACAGTATCTCCATTTATAATAGTAATCGATACTGGAAGTACAGATCAAGAGCTTAACAAAATCACCAGTCTTCGTAGCGATGATTTGGAGGTACATTCCTTAAGATTTAACGGAGTGTGTCATCCAAGCGACTTCCCAGCTATTGCTATGGATCTTGCATTTTCCATGTGCAGAAATAATTTTTTGTTTGCAACACATGCAGATGTTTTTATTAAAAGAAAAAATTTACTGGAAAATTTTATTGAACTTTGCAAAAAAGAATCACCAGTTGTTGGGTACGAAATATCTCCTCGTGCGCACAATGATTGGAAGGGAATGGTTTCTCATACCGCAACCATGTATCATATGTCAACTATGGATAAAATTGGATTCGGATGGTCTTTAAGGAGGCTTTGTAACATATTTGGAATTAAAGATAGTAAACCAAATCCAAATCGTCCATGTTGGCCAGATACAGAATTACTTGGCAATTATATACTTAAGCAAAACGATATAAAACCATACTTAGTTGGTAGTGAAAAAAACTTTAAAAGAACGAATGATGAAAATATTGATCATTTTAGAAGTTTTACATCTGGAAAATTGTACAGTGATTCCTATTTTAGTTTAGCGAACAAATGGTATAACCAAGCCAGAACTGAGGCACTAGAAAGAATAGAAGAATGGAAGATTGGAAATTTATGAATGTAAAAATAAAAAAAATATAAGGAGCTTAATGGCCAATGAATATCTTAACAATAAAAATTTTGAGTCTTTAATATCAAAGTTTATAACAATTAAAAGAAATAAAGTTAAATTTGAAACACTTCTTGAAGAAATAAAAGAAACTGAAAAAAGAACTTTAAAAAGAACCCCATTTGAAAAACCAGAAGCATGGGATTTTATCGAAAAAGGATTTGACGAATATTTAAAAAAGTATAATGATTTGCAAGTAGATCTTACAATCGCTTTTTACTTACTATCTGAGAATATTGTTAGATATAGAAAATTTAATCTTATTGATGCAGATGATGCCATCCAAGAAGGTGTCATGATATGTTTCGAAAAAGTTGATCGCTTTGACCCAAGCAAAGGCAAAGCATTTAACTATATGACAACATGCATAATAAATCATTTTAGGCAATTATATAGAACAGCTAGAAACTACAATGAGCTTAAAAGAAAGTATCATGAGCATTTGAGCGTTAGCGTAGAACAAGTTCATGTGTCTAATAAGCACAACAAAGGAAATTATAAAAATAATTATTCTGATAGGTAAATATTGAAAATTATTTTTATAGTACATATACTATAAATAGTGGATATTGTACGCCACTATTTATAGGTCACTAAATGAGCAATTTAATTGAACAGTTGGAAAAACAAGAGTTAATTGACAAACTTATAGGCAAAGGATACGCACCTCTAATAGATGCTTTGCTTAGTAATGAAAAAGATGTATATACCAAAAAGGGAAGACTTAACAAAAGTGGAGCTTGTAGAGTTCTTGGCTGGAAGCCTAAAGAATTAGAACAGGCCTTAGAAGCTTGTAAAGATATCTTAAAAAATGATCTTTATTTTTCTAGTTCTAATGATGAAGAAGATGATTAGACTGGCTCGTAATAAGCTCTATCATATCTTAGTGTAAGGTCTATATAGATAACACCTGCATCGCTGTGATCTAATTCTCCAAATTCTACATTTTCAATAAATGTATTTTCAAATATCCATTTTTCAATTACTTCTCCACATCCATCATAGAGTTCAAGAGTTGCATCTTTTTTATAACCTTCTCCTCTACCTTTGGTTGCTTCTGCTGGATAAATAAGTTTGATCCATGTTATAATAGGATTTTCATTTTTCTTAAGATCAAATAGAGTTAAAGTTATGGGCTTCCATTCTGGCTTTGCTGGAAAGTAAATGGTTTCTTGCATGTGCTGTGCTTCTACAGTTTTATAAGTCAAACTAGGCCTTGCAGATTTAGTTGGAGGCAATGTATCAACGCCAGTCGCAGAAACATCTGGTATTTTTAATAACCATCTATTTTTTCTTTTGAAACATGTATCTGCTTTTTCAAGTCCAAAATCAAATCCCATGATTTGAGCCATAATTATTCCGCCTTATGTAAAATAAGCTCCATATCTATAAAAGATATGGAGCTTATAAATTTTTAAAAGGATTTTATAAAATTTATAAAAAGTTTGATTAGATTATTGGGCCAGCACCATTTGCAAAAGGACTACCAGCAGCACCACCGGAGCCACAACCAAGACAAACTGGTTGAGGAGGACGAGTACAGCCCTTAGCTTCATAACGAGCTTTATAGTAACGCAAAGTGCATTCTACAGTTGCTTCTTCTGAAGAGCTATAATCAAGATCTCCAAAGTTAATAGCGGATGGCCATACACCATCTAAATGCCATGTTTCCATAGGATTGCCACAACCATCATACATCGTCAACTTGCCAGAACCAGACCAGCCACCAGTTTCAGAACCACCTTGAATGGTGGTCTGTTTCATGGAATCGGAAGGACTCTGAGATTGAAAATTGTAGATTGATGCAAGCCAAGAATAAAGAGGGGTAATGCTATTAGTACTATTACTTGCAACATCATAAAATGTTACAGTAATGCTTTCCCAAGTTGCCTTGCCAGGAATCCACATTTTACCATGAAGGTAATTGATTTCTGTTTCTTCGATTGTCAAGTTAGGACGACTTGCCAATTTAACAAAGTTTTCTGGGATGTCTTGACCATTCCACCTTAGTGCAAAAGTCCATCTATATTTTCTTTTAAAAACTAGTTGTGGGTCGGAAGCTAAAATTCCCAAATCCATATTTGCCATTTTAAAATTCTCCTTTTAAAAATTAGAATGCGTCAGTAGTTTCACTAAAGTTACTACCAGTTCGATGAATACTAAATTCAAGGAACATAAATTCAACTGCTCTTGTAGGCTGAACACCAATTCTAGCCCTAAATTCGTTTCTATCTATTACATCAGAAGTATTAAGTTCAGCGTCAGCTTTCACGATAAATGCTGTTATGCCTCTAGCCGTTTGAACTTCTTGAAGAACTTTAGTGGCAAGACTAATAAAGTTGGCTGTGAACACATCATCATGTGGATCAAACAACAATCCCTTGCTCTTAGTTTTAATTTGCTTTTCAATATAAAACATCATTCTGCGAACATTTACTCTGTCAAGAGCAGTAGGTCTTCGTTGCATAGTTTTTTGACCCCAAACAACGAAACCATTTGTATCAGAAAATGTAATAATAGGATTAATACAGTTTCTATAACCATACATTAAGTCTCTTTCTTCTTGAGTTGGTCTAGCATATACATCACTAATGTTTGGAACCAAACCTCTGAGTAAACCTGCTGGAGCAAACCAAGGACGAGCCAAACTATCACTTCGAGCATATACTGCCATTACAGATCCACTAGGTGGACACCATACATCTACACGATTGTAATTGTCACGAATTTTAACCCAAGGCCAGTACAAGGCACCAAAATCACTATCAAATCGTGTGGAGTTTAAAGGATGAGTTCCATTCTGCCATGCCACAATTTCACTTACAGTTAGACCAAATGGACTATCGATAATAGCCATACAATCCATACGGAAGTTTTGACACATATATAAAAGTTCAGTCACAACGCTTGTGCTACTATGGCCTGGAACTGCAATAAGATCTATATCGATTTGTTCCGATTCACTTACAGCATAGATTCCATTGTAGCCAATAGAACTACCGATTAACAAAGAATCTTGTTTATCTGGATCAGAAGGAATACCATCTGAACCACCTGCAAGGTTATAAGTGCCATCAGCAGGACCAGCAGTAGTCGCAGTGTTATCAACTACACGAACATAGTCGGAAACAAGAGAGAGATAGCTTCCAACATAGAATGTGCTAGTGTCATTTTTTGTAAGCTGGCCCCAAGATTCAACTTGTGAGCCATTGTTGTAAATTTCGAATATCCAATTAGAATCACGATTATTAGTCTTGATTACAACTTGGGTATAATTGCCTTCTATACCAACAGTTTCTGCGGTAATCATGAAGGTCATTGTGCCATTGTTAACACCACCATTAATTCTGCCAAAACTTTCTACGCCAGCATCACCAGTTACACCACTAGGGCTTGTTCCAATTGCTGTCAAGGTAGAGAGTCCGAATATCCCTGCTGCTGTGCTATCTGGCTTAATGCGAAGGCGAGCATCACGACCATAATGTAATGTAGAAATTTTTAAATTTCCACTTCCAACTTTTTCTACAACCCAACCGCCAGGAAGTGTACCACCACCAGAAACTCGTTGGTTGTTAATGTTAGTTATAATATTGTCAATATCAGCTACGCCACCTTCGAAATCGACCAAACTGATAACTTGAACAACATTATCAATTAAAACATTGTCTGTTCCGTCTAAAACCAACTGAATATTAAGACCAGTAAGACCAGTAAAATCATAATCGCCCGGAGTTTGATAACCAACATCAGGATACATTTCCATAGATCCAGTTGTAGTAGCTTCAGCCATTCCGGTACCAAGACCAGTTGGATTGCCATCCATTACCGAACCACCATAGATAGAATTTTGTACTGAGACAAATTCTAATTCGGCTTCTGGACCATATGCCCAAATTGTTTTAACCGAAATTGTGTTTGCAGACTCGTCTTTGTAAAATTCAATACCATCATTTTGAATATCAAGTTGATCATTAAGAGCAGTTACTAATTCTTCAACAGTGTAACCTCCAATGCCACTTTCCAAAACTACTAAGGTTTTATGGCTGAGAACACCATTTAGTCTATATCGAAAGAAGGAATCTTGCTCAAAAACATAAGGCCCAGCAGTATCAGAGATGACCTTAATGACTGTACCAGCAGCAGGAACATCAACTTCTGCTATTGTTGCACATTCATCACTTACTGGATCAGTATCAGCAACACGAACAATATAAAGTTCGTTTGCTACCAAGAGGTATTGTTCCGCTGCGTAGATCAAATATGGATCTCCGCTTTGAGGATGAGGATTTCCAAATATGGTTCTTAATGAACGACTATTAGAAATAAGCGTAGGAATATTTACTGGGCCTTTGCTGGCAAAACCAATAAGTGCAGCACGATGAAGCGTTTGTTGTGGTGCTACATAACTTAAATCTTTTTCAGCAATTCTAACGCTAGGACTGATTGTGTTTGATGGAGGAAACCCTCTTAATATTGCCATAGTCTTATTCTCCCTTTGTTAACATAATATTGTTTGATATTTGCCTGACAGAAATCAATCCGTCATTAACTGCTCTATCTATATACTCAGTTGCCCTTTCATCTTCTAGCAAAAAAATATTTTTTCCGCCTCCAATGCCGGGAATATTTAAAACCGTGAAAGAGCGTGGTGCCTTTCTTGATCGTATGATAAGTTGGACTGGAAATCTTTGCGTGTTTTTTATCTCTAACATTTAAGTTCCTTTACATTCTCTTCCAATCTCGCCATAACCTCACTAATCTCATTTTCATTAAGCCCATCTACAAAATCAAATTTGGTTTTGAGGACTGCTTTCTTTCTGCTTATAGGTTGAGGTATAAATGTCTCAGTTGTCATATTAAACTGATATTTTATAACTCTAATTGCTTGATCTCCTGGCTCGTAGTCCAAGTTATTTGCAATAGAATCTAATTTTACAATTACCTCATAAGGCACACCTGTCACTTTTATATATGCAGTTTGACTAAATTTTAACAAAATTTGTTCTAAAATTTGATTCATATCTTCTTGATATAATGTCCAAACATGCAAAGTGTAAGATATATCGACTGGTATTCCTCTTGCGAATCCAAAAATTGTATCTCTATTATATTTTTCGTTTATTGTAAATCCCGGCTTATTATCTTCTCTTAAATATCTTCTATAGTCTAATGCTTTATGATACACATATCTATTTATTGCAAATTGAATATCAGAATCATGAACTGCCAACATAGGCAATTTGATTCTATCTACTACTAATGTTTCATCTTTGCGAACATTATCTAAAAGAATCGCAGCAACGGCTTTTT